GTCCAGCTACTATTGTTGAAATTACAACCAGCACTACCCTAAGCCCAGAGGCTCATGGTGGACGTATTATCTCTATAGGTGGTTCTTTAGCGGCTGCTTTAACTTTAACTTTACCAACCATTAACGCATCTGCAAACCCAACCACTTCTGGTCCTGGTCAAGATCCAAGCACAGCTAACAATGAAGGCGTTGTGTACACCATTTGGGTTCCAACCACAATCTCTACTTCTTCCTTGAAGATTGGTACTGATGGCACAGATAAGTATGTAGGTTCTGTATTGTCAATCGACACTGACACTTCTGGTGCTGCCGTAGGTTTTGTAGCTGGCGCAAGTGATGACTTTATTAACTTTAACGGCACAACTACTGGTGGTGTTGCAGGCACATTTGTACAGATCTACGCAATTGCTGCATTAAAGTATATGGTTACAGGCACAGTGCTAGGTTCTGGTACTGTTGCAACTCCGTTTGCTACTTCTTAATTAATCTGGCGGACTAGGGAAAACCCTAGTCTACTCAACATCTTAGGAGATTAATTATGGGTATGCAAACAGATGTACAGGCGTCAGCACCGCTAACTGCAACAGGCACAGTAACGAATAATGCTGCAAGCCCTCTAAATTTAGGGCGTATTCGTATAAAAAGCCTTTATGTAATACCAGGGGCTACTGCGGGTTCTGTTGTATTTAGAGATGGCGGTAGCGGCGGAGATATTCTTTTAACTTTAAACACCCCAGCTGTGGCAAATGCTGGCGCATATAGCGTCATTATTCCAGGCGAAGGTATTTTAGTTGAGACCAATCTGCACGGTACAGTAACAACTACAACATCGGTTGTTGTTTTTTATGGCTAAGAAAAAAGGTCCCTCTCTTGCGATTGGTCGTGGTGAAAAGTTGCCTGTATCTAAGGGTGCTGGGCTTACCGCCAAAGGTCGTGCTAAATATAATGCAGCTACTGGCTCGAATCTAAAGGCTCCACAGCCTGAAGGTGGCGCTCGTAAAAAATCATTCTGCGCCCGTATGTCTGGTATGCCAGGTCCAATGAAGGATGAAAAAGGCAGACCAACCAGAAAGGCTGCCTCTCTAAAGAGGTGGAAATGCTAGATATGATGGAACTCTGGACAGGCGGGCTAACTATATTTGTCGCCCTAATTGGATATGTGATGCACGAAAAGTTTAATGACTTAAAACGCATTGATATTTTGTTAAATAAAACACGAGAAGAGGTTGCCCGTGATAACGTTACTAAAGCAGAAGTGGACCGCATTGTTGAACACATGGACGCAAGGTTTAACAAACTTGAAAACAAAATTGATGAACTTATTAGAAAGTAAGTAATGCCGAGTACGTCTAAAAAGCAACACAATTTTATGGCGGCTGTGGCTAGTAATCCTAAGTTTGCCAAAAAAGCAGGTGTATCTTCCGCTGTAGGGAAGGAATTTTTAACTGCCGATAAAGGCAAAACATTTAAAGAAGGTGGAACCATGAAAAAGATGAACCCAGGAATGATGGCTATGATGGCCAAAAAGAAGCCAATGAAGATGAACGATGGCGGCATGCCTATGGTTGAAAAGGACGGCAAAAAAGTCCCAGCATTTGCAGCTGATGGTAAAGGCAAAATGGCTAAAGGCGGTATGGCGCATTCTGATGTTAAAAAAGACAAGCCAATGATGACTAAAGTAGCTGCTAAAGCTGTAAAGGGCCACGAAAAACGTCTGCATGGCATGGCTAAAGGCGGCGGTGTTGAGGCCAAAGGTAAAACCAAAGGCAAGATGATTGCTATGCAAAGAGGCGGGAAGTGCTAACATGCCCAGCTATAGAAAACCCACCGAAAAAGAAGCTGCTAAGTTAGACGCTGCCCGCAAAAAAACCCAAGAAGGCATTGCAGGTGAAAAAGATATATTCTCAAAGACTATGCCAACTATGGCTAAATCCGCTAGAGATGAAGTTAAAGCAGGATTAAAAATGCGGGAATCGGTCCCAGCTTCGGCTCGTGAGGGTGAAGCATATGAACAAGCAGGGTATAAAAAGGGTGGAAAAGTTATGAAAAAGATGAAGAAATACGAAAATGGCGGCAGCATTGACGAAGGCGTCCGTGCCCGGGCTATGAAATCTGTTGAAGGTCTTGAAGGTATTAAGGGTTCTGATATTGAAGACGAAACCGGTACAGTTAAAGGGTCTATCAAGCGTAACGAATACGGTGATTTATACGACTCAGAAATGAAAGCTTCAGTCCCTAAAAAAACCGCTGAAAAATTAACCCCTAAAGCTGAACCTAAAACGACTCCAGTAGCAAAGACTGGCGAAGAAAAATCTGGCTTTGAGGCAAAGAAAGCAAAAGCTCTAGAAGGTACAAGCGTAAAAGCGGAAGCAAAACCTGCTCCTAAAGCCGAACCAAAGTCTACCCCTAAAGCCGAACCAAAGTCTATTCCAGTAGCCAGAGCCAATCCAGAAAAATCTGGTTTTCAGCAAAAGATGGCAAAAGCTTTGGGCATGAAAGCTGGTGGTAAAGTATCTTCAGCTTCTAAACGTGCTGATGGATGCTGTATAAGAGGAAAGACAAGAGCATGAGACCTTCACGCGGTATGGGCGATATAGCCCCCTCTAAAATGCCTGGAGCTAAAAAGAAAGCCCGTAGGGATGACACCGACTTTACTGAATACGCCAAAGGTGGCAAGGTTGGTAAAAGCGTTACTACTACTAAAGGTGGCACTGCATCGGCTATGGCTAAAAAACTACTGGATAAACCGGGGTCTTTAAAAGCGTCTGATATGTATGCGGGCGGGGGTTTGTATGCCAATATCGCTGCAAAGAAAAAACGAATAGCTTCGGGTTCAGGCGAAAAGATGCGTAGTGCTGGCGCTAAAGGTGCTCCTAAGAAGGGTGACTTTGCTAATGCAGCCAAGACTGCATCGTATGCTGAAGGTGGTAAAACCAAGTCAAAAGTAAATGAAGCAGGCAACTACACTAAGCCTGAGTTACGTAAACGAATTTTTAACAGCGTTAAAGCCGCTGCAATTGTAGGTACTGGCGCAGGTCAATGGTCAGCCCGTAAAGCACAAGTAATGGCTAAACGCTACAAAGCTGCCGGTGGTGGTTATCGTGATTAAATGGTTCTGGAGATTACTTAATGTCATTAGCAAAATCACAGCGCAGCCTCAAGGCTTGGGGCGACCAGAAGTGGACGACCAAGTCGGGGAAGAAGTCGTCCGAAACAGGCGAGCGGTACCTGCCAAAAAAAGCAATAGAGTCGCTAAGCCCGCAGGAGTACGCAGCAACAACAAAAGCAAAACGAGCGGGGAAAGCGCAGGGAAAACAGTTCGTGCCCCAGCCAGCAAAAGTAAAAGCAAAAGTAAAACCGTACAGAAAAATTAAATAATGGCAAATACCTCAGGCTTAGCTACTTTTAATCTAGACCTCTCAGAGTTAATTGAGGAGGCATATGAACGTGCCGGTCTAGAGCTACGCTCGGGTTATGATATGCGCACTGCCCGTCGTTCTTTAAACTTGCTAACTATTGAGTGGGCTAACCGTGGTATTAACTTATGGACTATTGAGCAAGGCCAAATTACTATTAATACTGGGCAGGCTATTTACGCTTTGCCTAATGATACTATTGATTTGCTAGACCACGTTATTCGTACTGGTACCGACCAAAACCAAGTTGATATTAATATCAGCCGTATTTCTGAGTCTACCTATTCAACAATACCAACTAAGAATGCAAACGGTCGCCCTATTCAGGTCTGGATTAACCGTCAATCAGGCCAAACTAATGCCTCTAGCGTTACGCTAAACGGAACGATTACCGCCACCGACACCACTATTACGCTTAGTTCTACAGTTGGTTTATCTACAACAGGGTTTATTAAGATTGACTCTGAGGTAATTATCTATCAAAACGTATCCGGAAACCAACTGCTCAACTGCTTCCGTGGTCAAGCATACACAACTGCAGCGGCTCATACAACTGGCGCAGCGGTATCCATTCAGAACCTGCCTAATATTAACGTATGGCCTACAGGTGATGGTGGTGGCCCCTATACTTTTGTTTACTGGCGACTACGTCGTATGCAAGATGCTGGTAGCGGTGTAAATGTACAAGACATTCCTTTCCGTTTTATTACGTGTTTGGTGGCTGGTTTGGCGTTTATGATTGCAGCTAAGAAACCAGAAGTTGCCCCCGAAAGGGTGTTGTTTTTAAAGTCTGAATACGAACAACAATGGCTATTGGCTTCACAAGAGGATAGAGATAAAGCTTCAGATAGATACGTACCAAGACAGTTGTTTTATTAAGATAATCATGGCTAAAAAGCGTACTCGTAAATTTAGCGGCGAAGACGGCAGTCTAGTAAAAAAGATTGTCCCTGCCCAAGTACGCACGTTTGTTGAAACTGTAAAGGGTAAACGAGATCCAATTACAGAAAAAGATTTTACAGAAGATGAGCTTAAACAGGCTAGAGATGCGGTTGTTAAATCTCGGGAAAGACAGACCGGTAAAAGGTTTATTAAAGAAGAAGGTGATAAATTAGCTCGTCAACACTATGACCCAACTGTAGATTACAAAGACTACGGTAAAGGTTTAAATGAAGCAAGGCAAGATGCTAATATTGGTCGTAGTGCCGCAATGCGAAATACGCTTGGTAGGTTTAAGTACGAAAAAACCCCCGAAGGCCGCCTAGTTGCTACGGATAATTATGATTTTAAAGATGATTTAGCTAAACAAGTTCCTGGAATACCCCGCACTAAAGATTATGAAGGGTTAAGTACCCTTGAAAAAGTAGGTAAATTGGCAGTAGATAGCTTTAGACCCAGTGCTGGAGGCGTTAAGTCACTACCAAGTAGGGTTGGTAACGCTTTTATTGGTGCGGATGGGCGCCCAGTTCGTGTTGATTTAGGAGAGGCACCATTTAAAAAAGGTGGAAAAGTAACTTCTAAAAGAACAAGCGCTTCAAAACGTGGGGACGGGATAGCGCAAAAAGGGCATACTAAAGGGAAATATATATAATGCCAGAAAAGTATGCGTCAGGTAAACATGCAATTGCCGAGTGCGATAGGTGCGGACAACGCTATAAGTTAAAAGAACTAAAGAAACAAGTACTTAAGACAAAGATATATAATATTAAGGTATGCCCCACATGTTGGGATCCCGACCAGCCGCAGTTGCAGTTAGGTATGTACCCGATTAGCGACCCACAAGCTGTACGGGAACCACGACCTGATACAAGTTACTTTGCTTCTGGCTTGGACGAGTTAGGTAACATATCTGGAGGTAGTAGAATATTTCAGTGGGGTTGGGCGCCGGTGGGTGGGGCAAATAGTTTTGATGCGATTTTAACGCCTAATTACTTAGTAGCACTAGGGCAGGTAGGTACAGTAACAATATCAACTTAGGAGTAAAAAATGTTTAAAAAAGATGCAGATGGCGTGGTTAGCAAGGGTAAAACTGAAGGTAAAAACTTGGGTAATTCAGGCCCAACAGTTGCTAATTTAAAAGGCGGCACCAAGAAAATGGGCGTTAGCTCTATGGCTATGAAGGAAATGGGTCGTAACTTGGCTCGTGTAGCAAACCAGAAGAAAGCTGGCAGAGGTCGATAATGGTTAAATTTTCTAAAAAAGTAATGGGTAAAGAAGTAGGAAATGCTGAGGTTTATGCCAAACCACATGATATGCAAGGTAAAGCTATAAACCCTAAAGAACCAAGCAAAGTAATGCGCGATCCAAATACATTGTCTGCTAATGAAGTTACCCCAAGCACTGGTACTACGCGTGTTAGCGCTGGCAATCCAAATCGTGATGACGTAAAGACAAACGGCATGAAACAACGTGGTTCTGGCGCCGCTACTAAAGGCTTTACATCTCGTGGGCCAATGGCCTAGTAGGGTAAACCCAAATGAACTATACTGAACTTGTTGCGGCTATTGAAGCCTACGCTGAAAACTACGACACCTCTACTGGGGGTTTTGAAGATAATATTCCTGTCTTTGTTCAAAATGCAGAGCAGCGTATATACAATACGGTTCAGCTACCCTCACTACGTAAAAACGTAACAGGCACTTTTACTTCGGGGAATAAGTATTTATCAGCCCCACTAGACTATCTTTCTAGTTATTCTATGGCGGTTATTAACCCTACGGATGGCAGTTATACATACTTGTTAAACAAAGACGTAAACTTTATTCGCCAAGCCTATCCGACGCCGACTGATACAGGAACGCCAGCCTACTACGCCCTATTTGGTCCGCAATACACACTTACAAACGAACTAAGTTTTATTGTAGGTCCAACGCCTGACGCTTCCTATGCAGTAGAACTGCACTATTTCTTTTACCCAGAATCAATTGTTACTACTGGTACTACTTGGTTAGGTGATAACTTTGAGTCCGTGCTTTTATATGGTTCCTTGTTAGAAGCGGGCACTTTTATGAAATCAGATCCAGATATTATGGGCGTCTATAAACAGCGCTATGACGAGGCAATGGGGCTCCTTAAACGGTTGGGTGATGGTCTTGAGCGTGGTGATGCGTACCGTGATGGCCAAACTAAACTCAATGCTAACCTTAGAGGGAACGTGGTCGCATGACAATCCAACAAGGACAATGCACAGTATTTAAACAAAACTGCCTAAGTGGGTTGGAAAACTTCGCCGCTGGAACTTCTTATGTTTATAAAATTGCCCTATATACGGCTTCTGCGGACCTATCATATTCAACGACTGCATACACGACTTCTAATGAAATCAGCGGTACGGGTTATACGGCAGGGGGCGAAACGCTTACTCCAATAGTCCCAGCATCTTTCGATCAAACAGCGTATGTATCCTTTAATAATGTGACTTGGACGGGCGCTAGTTTTACCTGTAGAGGGGCATTAATTTATAATAGCACTACTAGTGCGGCTGTAGCAGTACTTGATTTTGGTAACGATAAGACAACTACTGGTACTTTTACAATTACATTTCCAACGGCTGATGCTACTTCAGCCATCATTAGATTTAGCTAGGGATAATTATGAGCAATATTGAAAAAACAAATTTTGGCGATATATCTAGCGCATCTTTAGGTAAACACTCTGATACTAATGAAACCGTAGGTATCCAAGGTACATACCATGCCGTATGCCGTGATGCTCAGGGCAACATTAAATGGGAAGATGATGCCCCAAATCTAGTAACTGCCGAGGGTAAACAGTCTTTATTTGATTTCTACTTTGGTGCTACTGGCACTGCTGGTGGTACGGCTTCTGGCGCTAATTACTTAGGTCTTTGTGGTGGCACAGCCACTTATGCTGCAGCCGACACTATGGCTTCCCATGCTTGGACAGAAGTAGGTGGTACTAACGCTCCAGCGTACTCAGGAAACCGTCAATCTCCATCATGGACGGCAGCTACCTCTACGGGGTTAACACCATCTAACGTAACTTCAAAAACAGCTGCCGCCTTGGTATTTACCTTTACTGGCAGCGGAACCGTTAACGGTTGCTTTATTAACGGCGGTGCTTCTGCTACTTCTACTAAAGATACAACTACGGGTGTTTTGTATTCTGCTGGTAATTTTACTGGTGGTAGTAAGACAGTAGCTGCAACAGATACTCTGAGCGTTACGTATACAACAACTGCTACTTCATAAGGAGAGCTAGATGGCTCTTGTTCTAGCAGATAGAGTACAACAAACAGGTACGGCTAATACCACGGTTAGCTTTACTTTAAGCGGATCTGTGA